TCAGAGCGCAAAACAGGCACGCGGGATACTAGCGGCGAGCGTTATTATCGTGCGACATCTCTGGATAATGCACCAGCTAATGTGCCAGCCGGTTTTGACTTCGCGGCGGCTAACAGAAACTTTGTCAATAGCTTTGCCTATAACCCACTTAATTATCGCAAGCCAATGGGCTTGGATGGTTTTAGCAAAGTGTCAGGCTTGCTTTAATGCGCGAAGGCAAGCTGAACGAAGATCGCGACCGTGGCGCGCAGGCTGAACGCTTATTGCGTGACCCGCTTTTGGTCGAAGCATTTGACGTATTAGAAAACGAATTTATGCAAGCGTGGCGTCAATCCGCAGTTGCGGACACTGAGCGCGTGAGCGTATCTATAATCTGTGTCAGGCGTTGGAAGGCGTCAAAGCGCATCTAAAAACGGTTGTCGATACCGGCAAACTGGCACAGGCAAATTTGGATCAACATAACAAATAGGTGATTTTATGGCTGACAATTCCACACCGGAAACCAGCAATTATTCTTTAAATGAAGCGGCTTCGCTTTTGATGGATTCTGTACCAGAAAAACCGGACGAGCAACTTGCCGCAGAACAGCCAGCCGATGCTGATGTTCAACCCTCTGACGCTGACTATGAAGATTTTGATGCAGAAGATTCGGAAGATGAAACCGAAGCTGAAGCCGATGAATCCGATTATGATGATGATGGGGAAGATGCCTTTGACGAAGATGAAGATGATGCAGATGACGAGCAACCTGTTTTTCATACCGTAAAAGTTGACGGTCAGGAAATAGAGGTCACGCTTGACGAAGCATTAGCCGGTTATCAGAGACAAAGTGCGTTCACAAAGCGCATGCAAAATCTTGCAGAAGAACGTAAATCGATTGAGGCCGAAGCGGCTGAAACGAAGCAGATGCGGGATCAGTATGCGATTGGCTTAAACCAGTTGAGTGAAATGCTACAAACCAGCGCCGGTCAAGAGCCGGACTGGAATAGCCTCAAGCAACAGTTAGAACCAATGGAATATGCCGACGCAGTTCGGTTGCACAATGAGCGAAAAGAACATCTGCGAAATGTGCAAGTTGAACAGCAACGCATTGCCAAAGAGCAAAGCGCGGAACAGCAATATCGTTACCAGTCTCATTTAGCTAATGAGGCAGAGCGAATGCTGGACGTAATACCGGCTTGGCGTGATGAAAAAGTTCGTGATAGCGAACGTCAAAAGGTCATCGCATACGCCAAAACGATTGGCTACACGGAAGAAGAAGTCAAGCAGGCTTCAGATCATCGTGCGGTCAAAGCTTTGTATGATTCATGGCGGCTTAGTCAGTTAGATGAAAAAGCCACCACAGCTAAAAAGCGGGTGCGTAAAGCACCGAAAATGGCAAAAGCGGGCGCTCCAAAAACTAAAGGTGAAAGCCAGAGCAGACGCAAGCGCGAGTTGCGCAAACGTCTGGATTCAGAACGCAGTATTGAATCTGCGGTTAATCTTCTACTTGGTTAAACTCAAAGGAGGCCATCATGGCTACAGCAACCACCGCAACCGCCGTCGGCGAACGCGAAACACTTGCGGACATCATCTACAAGATTGATTCCGACGAAACCCCAATCTTTACCGCCGCTAACAAAGAAACTAGCAACGGTATTTTCACTGAATGGCAAGTTCAGGAATTGGCATCAGCCGGTCAAAACTCTGTGTCAGAAGGCGCAGATATGTCGGACACTGGCGTAACTGCCACAACCAGACTTGGCAACTATCATCAAATATCACAAAAAGGTTATTTGATTTCTAAAACTTTGGATAGCGTGTCAAAAGCAGGCCGCGATTCTGAAGTGGCCTATAACAAAGTCCTGAAAGGACTTGAGCTTCGTCGCGATATTGAAAAAATCGTTGGCGATCTTAACGTTGCAAAATCTGCATCAGAGCCGCGCAAATCTGCGACTTTGATTACTTGGATCACTAACGGCGACGCATCACCATCAGACATCAGCTTTGCAACCGGCGACGGTTCTGACGTTGCTGATCTGACAGGTACAGAAGCCGCTTTGACTCTTGCCAAAATTGACAATGCTATGACTCAGGCATGGCAGGACGGTGGCAACCCACGCATGCTTGTGTGTGATGCTACTAACCGCGCCAACATCTCTGATCTGGCACAAGCTGGCACGAATATGGTCACAAATCAGGTGAATGCGACAGCATCAAAACTGCCGCAATTCACAGGAGCCGTATCAGTCTATATGACTGACTTTGGCACTTTGGACATTACGCCTTCGCGCTTTATGTCTGACGACAAGCTGTTCCTGATCGATCCTGATTATGTGTGCATTAGCACACTGAACGGTCGCAACTTCGCTGAAAACGAAATTGCCGCCACAGGTGACGCAGAAAAGCGCCAGATCATTTGTGAATGGTCACTGAAGGTCAAAGCACCTAAAGCGCATGCCGCAGTTATCGGCCTGTCAGGTGCTTAAATAGCACTTTAATAAACATCGAAAAGAGGCGGCTTCGGTCGCCTTTTTTTATTGCAAAATTGAGGTTTTAAGATGGGCAAAAGAATTGTTTCGCAAAATGCGGAAACAGGCAAAACGACTTATCTGCACGATGCCGAAAATGGCAAGATGATTATTGAGTCACAGCAAAATGTTGATGGCCTGATCGAAGCTAATAAGCGTCAAGCAAACGAATGGGAGTATGGCAAGCTAATAGGCAACACCCAAGCGCATCATCAGAAAGTCGCTGAAATCCCATCGATCATCTACATGCAGTTGCGTGAAAAATATGGCGACATGCGCGACAATCCGAAGGCATGGAAGCGTTGGTTAAACGATCCAGAAAACCGGTTTTTTAGAACAAGTGGTGGAAGCCTATGAGCATCTCAACCTATGCAGAACTGCAAACAGCTGTGGCTAACTTTTTAGCGCGTAGCGATCTGACAGCACAGATTCCAGACTTTATTGCTCTGGCTGAAGGCCGTATGTCGCGGGAGTTGGAAACACGTTCACAGGAAAAGCGTGCAACAGCTACGCTAACAACCGGCGATGAGTTTATAGCGCTACCGACCGATATGCGTGAAATCCGCGAAGTAAAATTAAACACAAGCCCGATCACTGTGCTTGAGTATAAAAGCCCGACCGCGCTGGACACAGATTATGCAACCGGATCAAGTGGCAAGCCACAAGCATATTCGATCATTGGTGCAGAGTTGAAAATGCGGCCTGTGCCGGATGACACCTACACTGCCGAAATCGTTTATATTGGAAGCCTAACTGCGCTTTCAGACAGCAACGTTACAAACAATGTGCTGTCCCGCCATCCAGACGCTTATTTAGCTGGGGCGCTATCGGAAGCTTATACATATCTAATGGATGAACAGCGCGCTCAAATTTACGACACGAAGTTCACCAGAGCGATTGCCGAAATCCAGAAAGACGAACAGCGCGCACATTACGGCACAGGCACGCTTCAAATGCAGTCAATTTATCAACGCCAAAATGCAAGCGCGTAGGAGCATATCATGTCAGCAATGTCAGACTATCTTGAATTAAAATTCTTGGATCACTTCACTGGTCGCGCGGCAACATCTGCGCCATCTGCCGTCTATGTCGGTCTGTCAACAGGATCGATGGCTGATGATAACAGTGGCACCGAATTAAAAGGCAACAACTATTCACGCAAAGCTGTGACTTTTGCCGCCGCATCAGGCGGTTCAATATCAAGCAATGCCGCCGTCGAATTTGACGCCGCATCAGGCTCATGGGGTACTGTATCCCATTGGGCTATTTACGATGCCTCATCATCAGGAAATCAGCTTTTTCACGGAAGCTTTACGACAGGCAAAGCAATCGGCTCTGGCGATATTCTTAAAATAGCAAGCGGCTCACTGACCATCACAGCCGCTTAGAGGGCTAATCAATGGCATTGGGTATTCCGAATCTTGACCAGATTACAACAGCGCTTGACAGCATTGTTGGAAGTCTTGACACCGATGCTGATCTGCACAAAGTCGAATGGTCAAACCCTACGCTTGAACAGCTAGACAGTTGGGGGACGCTTGAACAGCTAGACAGTTATGGCAACTTAGACGCGCTGACTTCACTCGCTGTTTTGCAGGCATCCGCAACGGCGGCAACGTCTGCAACGGCAACGGCTGAACTGGTCTTTGCAATCGAAGTCGAAGCAACAGTTTCGACATCGGCAACAGCCACAGCAACACCGACTCGCATTACTCAAATGACGGCATCGGTTGCTTCGGTTGGCTCAGTAAGTGCCACAGCCACAGCAATCAAGATTCCGGTTGCCAGCGCGTCGGTAACAGCTACGGCAACAGCGTCAGCGACACCAGTTCGCCAGCTAGTGGCAAGCGCCAGCACATCGGCAAGCGTTTCGGCTTCGGCAAATATCGTCATCACGGCATCGGCTTCGGTCGATACAAGCGCATCAACATCTGCATCACCGGTTGCTGAATTTGCAATGACGGCGACAGGCGCATGCGCTGTATCTGGCACCGTTACTGGCAAAGTGCTTGGTGAAGATTGGTCATTGGTTGGATCAGGTTCGGAAACTTGGACAGACATCACGGCTGGCTCTGAAGTGTGGAGTCAAGTTTCGGCAGGCACAGAGGTTTGGTTACAGCAATGATAAACTTTGGCGAATGGCTACCTGACCAGCCCGACTTAAACAACAAAGGCGTGACGTTAGCAAAAAACGTGATTCCAGCCGCCGCAGGCTATCGCGGGCTTAATTCTTTTGAGGCAGTATCAAATGCCGCCACAAATGAACTAAAAGGCATTTTTGCCGCAAAAGATAACAGCGATAACGTGAGTCTATTTGCTGGCGACTCTGGCAAGTTGTACGCATTCAACGCTGGCACAAACGCGCTGGATGACAAAAGTAAAGGTGGCGGCTATAGCCTGACATCTAAAGAAAAGTGGCGGTTTGTGCAGTTTGGCACAAGTGTAATCGCGGCTGGCGGCATTGGCGAGACTTTGCAAAAATGGACTCTTGGCACTTCATCAGCTTTTGCCGATGTAGCTAACACTCCGCCAAAAGCAGACTTTATCGCAGTCGTTCGCGATCAGGTCTGGCTTGCTAATATTGACGAAGGCAGTGGGCGCGTGCCGTTCAGAACACGTTGGTCTGCGATCAACGATGAAACCGGATGGACGACCGGAACGAACCAATCTGACTTTCAGGACATTCCTGATGCTGGTGCTATCACTGGTCTGGTTGGCGGCGAATATGCAGTCATTTTGATGGAACGTGGTATCGCAACAGCCAGCTATGTTGGTAGCCCGCTTATTTATCAGATCGATCGCGTTGAAAATTCGCGTGGCTGTAATTATACCGGTTCAGTGGCATCGATTGGCAAGCTGGTTTTCTATCTTTCAGACGATGGCTTCTATGCTTTCGATGGTCAGAAAAGCAATGCGATTGGTGCGGAAAAAGTTAATAAGTGGTTTTTCGATAACTTTGACTCAGCGCATATTGATAAGATGTCAGCCGCTATTGACCCGACGAACCAGATTGTCGCTTGGTCTTTTGTGTCAAATGATGCAACAAGCACAACACCTGACAGGATACTTATTTATAACTATGCCGTCGGCAAATGGTCATATGCTGATGTTGAAGCTGATTTAATCGCGCCGTTCTTTACAGCCGGTTACACGCTGGAAGCGCTTGATAATTTGTCATCATCTATCGATAGCCTGCCTGCATCTCTGGACAGCCCGCTTTTCAAAGGTGGATCATTCTTGTTTGGTGGATCGCTAAACAAAAAGATTTTCGGTTTCACAGGCCAGCCATTAGCGGCAACGATTGAAACCGGTGAGTTCACTTTAACAAATGGGCGCCACACATTGGTTGCGCGAACGGTTCCATATTTCAGAGATGGTTCGGTCACAATGCAAGTCGGTGTTCGCGATAGGCAAGACGATGCAGTGACTTTTGACACAGCATCAAGCCTCACAGATGAAGGCTTTTGTGAGCATCGCGTTCAGGGCAGATTCCATCGCGCCCGCATGAACATTTCAGGCGATTGGGATTTTGCGCAGGGCTTAGATATTGAGGGCAGACCACTTGGCAGACGTTAATTTTAGACGGCTTCCGGTAGAGGCCAACAACCCGCGTGAAATCAGTCAGGTCGTCAATAACATTCTTGATGGCAAACTAAACAGCACCGGCACTGTAACGCTTGCGGCATCAGCTACATCGACAGCCGTAGCAGATGAGCGCGCAGGCTCAACAAGCATCATTTTGTTGATGCCAACAACGGCAAATGCGGCGGCAGAGATTGGCGCAGGCACAGCATATATCAGCGCCCGCACAAAGCGATCATTCACGATCACGCATGCAAATAATAGCCAGTCAGATCGCACTTTCGGCTATGTCGTTATTGGATGAATGGAGCCGATGTTCAGAGTGGATTGATGCGGCTCTGTTACATGCACACGGCAGTCACACGCTTCAAGATGTTTTAGACATTGTTGTTAAAGGCGATGCGCAGTTCTGGCCTTTTGACGATGCGGCAATCGTTACAGAAATAATTCGCTATCCACAGCGCACAACTTTGCGCTTTTGGTTAGCCGGTGGAAATTTTGAAACATTGGCAGAGGCAGAGCCGAAGCTGATTAATTGGTCAAAGCAATTTGACTGCACATCTGTCGAAATCGTCGGCAGGCGCGGATGGGTTCGGGCTTTGGATGGCTACGAAGCAACCGCGACAATCATGGCAAAGGATTTTTGATATGGGTAAAGGTGGCGGCGGCGGAGGTTCACAAACTGTAAATACTCAGGTTGAACCACCAGCATATGCAAAACCATTTCTTGAATATGGACTTGCGCAGGCAAAAGATCAGTATAACAGCACTATGCCTGATTACTATCCCGATAGCACAGTTGTCGGTTTCGCACCTGAATCTGAAATGGCTCTTAACAGCATTCGCGATCAGGCGCTTGATCCAACAGGCATGTCGCAGACTGCGCAGAATGTTGTTCAGCAAAATTTGATGGGTACAAACCCGCTAATGTCGGCGGCATTCGCACC